TAATGATAATAGGAATATGCGGTTACAAGGGGTCGGGAAAAGACACATTAGGCGAAGTGTTAACTGATACATTTGGTTGGCGTAAGATGAGTTTTGCTCAACCTATAAAAGATTTAACACATACTACTTTTGGAATAGATAAAGCAATTCTATCTGGTACTGATGGTGAAAGAGAACTTAGAGAATTACCTTTACCTGATTGGTTTAATTTATCTTCAAGAGAAATATTACAAAAAGTTGGTATGGCATTTAGAGAAAATTTACATGAAGATGTTTGGGTTAGAATATTAGAAAAGCAATATGAAAACTGTAAAGAACATGTTGTTATAACTGATGTAAGATTTCCTAATGAAATTAAAATGATTGAAAAACATGGTTTTGTTGTTTGCGTTAAAAGACCTGATTGTAATGGCGATGGCCATGAATCTGAACACGCATTAGATAATCATGCTTTTAGTTATGGTTTTAATAACGATGGTACTAAAGAAGCTTTACAGGCTAAGTTTTATAATTTCTTAAAAGATAGAATAGTATGAAAATAATAAACGATGACTGTTTAAAAGTATTACCAACATTAGAATCTAATAGTGTTGATTTAATACTTACAGATCCACCTTATGGTACTACAAGAAATAAATGGGATAGTGTTATTCCATTAGATAAAATGTGGACAGAATTAAAAAGGATTTCAAAAGATAATACTGCGTCAGTTATATTTTCTCAAAATCCTTTTACTTCTGTTTTAGTTTCAAGCAATCTTAATATGTTTAAGTATAATTGGATATGGATGAAGCCTCAAGGTACGGGTCATCTTAATGCTAAGAAATACCCATTAAAAAATCATGAAGATATTTGTGTGTTTAGTTTAAAGCCACATAAGTATAATCCTCAAATGACTAAAGGTAAGCCTTATAAAATTAAATCAGGTAGACCTAGTTCAAATTATGGCGATCAAGTTTCTGTTGTTACAGAAAATGATGGTTTTAGATATCCTAAAACTGTTATTGAATTTGCTTCTGATAAAAATAAATTACATCCAACCCAAAAGCCAGTAGCCTTATTAGAATATTTAATTAAAACTTATACTAATGAAAATGATACTGTCTTAGATTTTACAATGGGTAGCGGAAGTACGGGTGTTGCTTGTAATAGTACTAATAGGAATTTTATTGGAATAGAATCAAACAAAGATTATTTTGATATAGCCGATAAAAGAATTAATAATAAATTATAAAGGATATAAAATGACTAAAAAAGTTTTCCTCGATTTGGAAACCAATGGTTTACTTGATACAGTAGACACAATATGGTTAGCAATAACTAAAGATCCAGTTACAAATGAGGTTAAAACTTTTTCTGATCATGATGAAAAATCTGAACCTTTAAAAGACTTAACACCTTACTTAGATAGTTTCGATTCTATTATTACTCATAATGGGATTGCATACGATCTTCCTGTGATGCTTAAGTTATTAAATTGGAAACCTAAGGATAATGTTAAACTTGTAGACACTATGATTATTTCTCAAATGAATAATTTTAGACGTGAGGGTAAACACTCTTTAGCTAATTTTGGTAAGATACTTAAAGATGCTAAAGGTGAGTCACCTGATTTTGATCATTACTCTGAGGCTATGAAAGTTTACGGAATACAAGATATTAATTTGACTCATAAGGTTTATAAGTATGTAGTTAATGAAGCTCAAACTTTAATTGCTAATAGACCAAATTTTAAAACTGCATTACAAACTGAACATGCTATTGCTGAAATTTGTGCAAGGCAAGTTACTACTAAATGGAATTTTGACACTACCAAAGCCAAAAAATTCTATGAACAATTAACTGCTGAGATGAAAGTTATTGAAGATGAGATTAACCCTACATTAAAACCTAGGAAAGTTTTAATTGATAAAGAACCTAAAAAGGCAAAGTACCTACAAGATGGTAGATTTAGTGCTGTTAGTGCTAGGATGTTATCTGAATTTTTAGGTACTGAAATAAAACAAACTGATACTGATAAATGGAAACCTAATAAACTGTTTCAACGCTTTAAAATGACTGAAGCCAATTTGGGAAACATGGACATGGTTAGAGGTATGTTAATTGATGCGGGATGGAATCCAAGCATGTATACTCCTGGAGGCGAGCCAAAGATAACTCCCGATACGTTACATACTATTAAAGGTGATATTGGACAAAAGGTTTTAAAATATTATCAATTAAGATCTAGACACTCTGTACTTAAAGGTTGGATTGAATTAGCTGAACTTAATAATGGTAAGGTCATGGTTGAGGCTTTTAATCTTGGAACCCCAACCTCAAGGCAAAGACATAGTAAAGTTGTTAATGTACCTAACTCAAATGCATTTTTTGGATCTGAGATGAGGTCTTTATTTATCGCTGATGAAGGTAAAGTAATGGTTGGATGTGATTCAAGCGGGAATCAGATTAGAGCATTATGTCATTATTTAAATAATAAAGAAGTTAATGATCATGTTTTAAATGGTGATATTCATCAACACAATGCCGACACTGTAGGTGTACCAAGACCTTTAGCTAAGGGTCTACTTTACGCTACAGTATTTGGTGCGGGTTTTGCTAAGCTTGGTAAAATGGTTACTGGTGTTGAAGATATTGAAAAAGGTAAAGAGGTTAAGAATAAACTTTATAATGCCCTACCAGGTCTTAAAGAACTTGTAGAGAAGTTGAATAGATTTTTTTATACAACTAAAAATAAAGATGGTTTAGGTTTTATTCCAGGGCTTGACGGTAGACGTATCTACGCTGAGTCTAGTTTTAAATGTTTAAACTATTTACTACAATGCTTTGAGGCTATTACAGTTAAGACTGCTGTAGTTAATGCTTTTAAAATGTTTAAGGATGAGAATATCGAAGTTGATATGCTTGGCTTAATTCATGACGAGGTACAAGTACAGACTAAACCTGAGAACGTTGAACGAGTTAAAGAAATATTAAGTTATTCTTTTGGTGATTATATTACTAAAAAATTAGAACTTAATATTCAAATGAATGGTGATGCGAAACATGGAAAATCATGGTTAGAAACTCACTAATAAAATGGGTTAGCGTTAAAATGCTAGCCCAACAAAATTATATAAAGGTATAAAATGAGTAATAAAAACAATATGATAGGGATAATTGATGGCGATGTATTGATATACAGGGCATGTCATAAAGCCTTAAAGGATAATTTAGATGTTAAGAATACATTTGATGAAATATATCAAAGTGTAAAAGATGAAGTGCAATGTGATAAATATTCATTACACGTATCCGCTAGAGGAAATTTTAGAAGAGATATTAAACAAGATTTTACAGTCTATAAAGGTAAGAGGAAAGAAAAACCTATTAACTTTAAAGAGTGTAAAGATTATGTATTAGAAAATTATAAACCAATTAGTAAAGAGGGTTATGAAGCTGATGATACGGCTTCTGTTGAGGCTACTAAGTATTTAAAAAATGGACAATTATATATTTTAATTACTGTAGACAAAGACTGGCAAATTATAGGTGGTTTATTTTATTCAATGATACACAAACATGTTAAGTCTATTTCTAGATTTGAAGCGTGTGAGTTTTTTAATACACAACTTTTAACAGGTGATACTGTTGATAATATACCTGGTATTAAAGGTGTAGGTATTGTTAAGGCTACTAAGTTATTAAAAGGTAAAGATCTAACTAAACAGTTTGAATCTATAATTAGATTATACAAAAAACATTATCCTGAAGATTATATCGAAAGATTAAATGTTATGGGTAAGATGCTTTATCTTGTAAAAGATTATAAAGACAATTCTGATTGGAATATAGATTACTGGAAAGGCTTTATAAAAAATGTGTAAAAAAGAAAGTAAACTAAAATATTATAGATCAGTTAAAGGTATTTGCAGTAGATCATTTAATCACTGCAAAGACCGTGTTAAGAAATATAGATTAGACTTTGATTTAGACTTAGAATATTTAAGATCTATTTATCCTAAAGATAGTAGATGTCCTATTCTAGGTTATGTAATGAAACCTAGCCAAGGTCTTTTAGGTGGCGATAATTACAGCCCTACACTAGATCGTATAGATCCTAGTAAAGGTTACATTAAAGGTAATGTGGAGTTTGTATGTTCGTTAGCTAATAAAATGATGAGTAATGCAAGTGGTGAAGATTTAATTCGTTTTAGTAAATGGATTGATGAGAGGTATAATAATATAACATAGAGAGGTATAACATGGGTAAGAACACTAACTTTATAAAACATACAAGTTGTGAAAGTTGTGGTAGCAGTGATGCTAATGCAGTTTATAGTGACGGATCTGCTTTTTGTTTTTCTTGTAAGAAAACACAAGCTAAAGATACACAAGATACAGAAGTTGATTTTAGTGTTGTTCAAACTAATCTAACTTTAGATGAGATTGAAGCATTACCTGTTGATACATTTAGAGGAATATCTAAACAAGTATTATACAATTCTGGTGTTAAGGTTGAGTATGATGAGAATAGAAATATTATTAGTCATTACTATCCAATTACAATTAATAAAAAAGTTAAAGCTTATAAGAAAAGAATTGTAGCTACTAAAGACTTTAGAGTTGTTGGTAAAGCTGAAGTTCCTGAATTATTTAATCAGACTAATTGCGGTAAGTATAGAAATTTAGTTATTACTGAGGGTGAGATAGATTGTTTATCTTTACTTGAGATGTTAACTAAAGCCAAAGCCAAATTTGATGTTGTATCAATTGTTAATGGTGCTCAATCAGCTAGACGTAATATTGCTAGTAACCTAGATTTTGTAAATAAATATGATCGGGTAATGTTGGCCTTTGATCAAGATGAACCAGGGATAGCCTCAGCAAACGATGTGGCTCACATTATAAAACCAGGTAAATGTCATATTGTTAATAGTGTTTATAAAGATGCTAACGATGCTCTTTGTAAAGAACAATCTGATATTTATTTATCTAATATCTGGGGTGCTAAAGTTTATAAACCCGATAACTTTGTTAGTGGTGAAAAGATCTGGGATGCTTTTAAAGAAAGATCTACAGTTAAATCTGTACCTTATCCTTTATGCCTTAAAGGTGTTAATGATAAATTGTTTGGTATGAGATTAGGTGAAATTACTTTATTTACATCTGGTACTGGATCTGGAAAGTCTACTGTTGTTAAGGAAACAATATTAAACTTATTAGATAATACTGAATCTAAGGTTGGTTTAATATCATTAGAGGAATCTATTGGCGACACTGCTACTAAACTTATTGGTATGGCTATTAATAAAAATATTAGGATGCCTGAAGATGTTACAGAAGAAGAAGCACGTAAAGGTTATGAAAAAGTATTTGGCGATGAAAGATTAATTCTTTTAGACCACCAAGGATCTGTAGCTGATACGTCTTTATTAGATAGGATTGAATACTTAGCAGCCTTAGGTTGTCAATATTTAATTCTTGACCATATCACAATCGCTGTAAGTGAGGGTGTTGATGGTGCAACTGGTAATGAAGCAGTTGATAAGGTTATGAGTTCTTTGTTGAAAATTGTTAAAAGATATAATGTTCACTTAACACTAATATCACACTTGAGAAAAAGTTCGGGTGAGGGTAAAAGTTTTGAAGAGGGTGTTATGCCTAATTTAGATTCTATAAAAGGATCTGGATCAATTAAACAAATAAGTTTTGACATTATAGGTTTTGCTAGAAACATGATGGCATCTGAAAAATCTGATAGAAATATTGTAAAGTTTGCAGTGTTGAAGTCTAGGTTTAGCGGGGATACTGGATCGTGTGGACAGGCAAGATATGATGTAAACACTGGAAGATTAAGTTATAGTGAAAGTAATTTAGCCTTTGAAGAAGTGTAATAACCAGTTTCAGTTAGAAGTTAGTATTGTACGTAAGACTAGAAATAGCAGGCATCTAACAGACAATGATACAAGGATGACAAATAGGCAATCCTCTCTCAAGCCTACATCGGTATTAGTAAACTGAAGCAGCTGAGCAACCTGTTTAAAAGGCTCACAAAAATTTAGAAAGGATATATGACATACGATGAGTTATTTGATGATATAGAAAAGGAAGATAAAATGAGAAAAACGTTAATTGATAGTGTTAAGAAACATGCCGAGGGCCATATTGCAAAGCATAAGGCTAATATAGAAATTATATTAACTAAGAGTGTAGCAGTAGCTGAACACCCTGACGTTATTGAAACAATAGAAAAAGAATTAAATATTATTGCTAAATATAATGATCAATTAGAGATTTTAAAAAAGTATTTTAAATAAAATGTAAGGGGGCTTTTTAAACCCCCTACATATTCTTATTTTAAAATTAATTTTACAATAGATTTTTCATTTAAATATATCTCTGTCTCAGCCATAGACTTTATACATTGATACTTTATATGTTCTTTTGCATCACGTTTAGCTATACGTGCATGTTTTAAACACTGACCCATTGAATCCTGAATCCTGTGTTCTTTTATTTCCCCATTAACTATCATTAATAAGGCTATTACTATTTCAGTTACCATTGCCGTTTTCCCTTACCTTATCTTTTAAATGCTCAATATCTTCTAGAGCCTTATCTAGTTGTTCTCTTAAAAATTCTATATTTACTTTATTAGTCATATTCATTTCTTGAGTTTCTTCCATTTTTTCTACGGTTTTATAAAGATCCTCAATTAAAAAATGTTGTTCTTGATCTGTTGGTACTTGTTCAGATTTTTTAAGTAAATCATTTTCAAATAGTTCTCTAGAAGTTTCTAAACTTGTAAGCCTAGCAGTTAATTCTGTGTAAGCTAAAATCCCCATAGAAACACCCACGATTAATCCAATCATATTCTTAATAGGCATTGCTACTGAAGTATTTTCAGATACTTTCATATTCTAGGCCCTCCAAATAAAGCAAGTAAACACAATAGAACTATTAATATAGCTGTAAATCTGTAGTCCATTTGTGCCCTCATTATTTTTTTCTTTTTCTTTTTAATATTTTAACTCTTGATTGCCAACACCACTCAGTTAACTTAATTGAATAAGTTTCTATTTTTGATATTGTTTTATCAATAGCACCAAACAAATTATATATTATTCTATCCATTATTATATTCTCCCAAATAATTCTACTATGATTGTACCCATACCAAGTACAACCATACCTATCATTCCTAATACAGCCTTTTCATTTCTTTGCATTTGTGCTTTTAAATCATCTATTTTTTTATTAGTTTGATTCTGCATTATCCTACATAGTTTTTCATGATCATCTATTCTTTGATGTGCTGAACTCTTAGCCATTATTTCTTACCCTTAAATATTTGCGTACCCTTAATACCATAGATGCTCGCCACGACAAGAATCCATAAATTTGTAAACCAACTTGGAAGTGTAGCAAACATATCAAAAAATAATTTTACTTTGTCCATAGCGGTTGGGTCATCCGATATTACTGCCCAAGCTAAAATTGCTATTGGCAAACTTAGAATTATCAAAACCGCCTCGTCCTTCCAGTCCGATTGCCTTGCCTCTAATAATTTTCCTTGGTACTGTTCCTCACCTCTAGCCATTTTAGATGCATGCATTAATTGTGCATCTGACATAGCCATTTTCGTTTTCTGTTTGTTAGCATAAATTTTTGATCCTGCAGAAACTGCAAGTTTGATAGCCGATAACCACATATTAACCTCCTATACTGGTATTCCGTACACTTTACATGTACCTTGATTCCATGGATTAGTACCAAAATCAGATGCATTATAAATACAAAGTGTATCGGCTGTTCCCGACCATGTACCAGATTGTATTTGGTCTTTTTTTCCATTGTAATGAAATTGTCCTGTACTCATATAATGAGCAGATGAAGTAGTTCTACCACCCATTTCAGCTATAAAATGACCTATAGCGTTTGGCTGTTTATTAGTACCATCATAAGTAAATATAAAATCCATGTGTGCTATTCTGTAAAAATCAGCAGCAGCATGGAATTCGGAATAAGTAGGGGAATAATTATTGCTTCCACTTCCGTTATTTTGATTTCTACCTAATGATATAAATCCACCATGATTTAGTAAATCGTGGTCAGCAGGATAAGTTGAACCGCTTTTTCTTATAAAACAACCAAAACCAAATTTAGCTGTTCCTGCCATTCCTGTAGCAGTTGATACATTATTTAACACAACCCTTACTCCTGAATATGTTGAACCAAACAATCCACTAGCAGTTGTTGAAAAACCTTTTCTAGTATTGTTAGCTACGCCATGGTCAAAGGTATCTGTAGTAAAGTCAAATTCATTTAGTAAAACTTCACCTACTCCGCCACCACCGCCTGATAGTTGTGAACCACTTACAAATATTGCCATTATTGAATCTCCTTTAGGCAGAATTTAAACTTCTTACCATTCTTGTTGTTAATAATAAATAGATCCTCAGCACCTTCTTGAATTGTCCAATTACCAGTAGACCCATCAACTGAGTTACCTTCTTTGTGTCTTTCATTAGATAAGTGTAAGTCACCAGTATAAATGTTTTGCCATTGTAAAGTTGTAGAACCTAAGTCTTGAGCATTATCAGTAAATGGCATTATAGAACCATTAGTTCTTAATACAGCAACATCAGTATCACCAAGTGTAATTTCATTTGTTGCTGTTGCTGATGAAGGTTCAGCGTTGTAACCTAACATTGTTAGATTTGAACCTGTAGTAACTGTA